ACACTACGGAGAATGAGTGCTTCATCCTATGGGAGGCCACTGGGGCCATTACCCGACTGACGGACTGCCCCTGGGTATTCCTGGCGGGGGGCAACGATGTCCTGACGAACGGGTCCCAGCGGGCCTACTTCATCCTCCAGACCCCCATCCTGATGAAGGCATTGGTGTCGTCGGTTCCCGACTCCCCAGCCAGGTCCGAAAAGGCTGCCGACATGGCGGTCACAATTTTTCTGGAGAAGGGGTCCACGCCGCCTGCCCCATCAAGCTGCTGGAAGACCAACTCCGTAACCACAGGGGCAATAGAGTATCGGGTCTCCGAGCCCGAGGTCACCGAGGTAGACTCCGAGAGGCCAGTTACCGTGAGGGTAGTGGCACTGTTCCGGGCCGTGATCGTGAGGGCATCCCCCTCCATCGGGCCGTTGTGGATGTACACCTTGTGGTCAACGCAGTTGACTGGGAACGTGGCCCCAGAGTCGACGATCTGGGTGGACGACGCGGTGGTAACCTTGCCGTTGACGGTCTCGGAGGCTCCCGTACCACACATGGACCGCTTGCCCATCTCCCGGGCTCCGTCGATGCAGTGGACCGTCCCATCACTGAGGATGAAGTAGGCCCGCTGGGACCCGTTCGTCAGGACATCGTTGCCCCCCGCCAGGAATACCCAGGGGCAGTCCGTCAGTCGGGTAATGGCCCCAGTGGCCTCCCATAGGATGAAGCACTCATTCTCCGTAGTGTTGAGAAAGACTAGGGCACCGACCGTCGCATCGTACTCCAGGTGGACGTTGGCGAGGGACTTGGCCCACTCGCTGTCATCCATGATGATCCGGTCCATGGCGGAGATCGACTTCACGGCCCCGGTGTTCCCATCGATGGACTTCACCCCTGCCTCCGTAACCAGGAAGAGAATGTTGCCGACCCCGGTAGCCGCCGACCTTGACACACCCCCCAGCCGGGAGAGGATGCGGTTCATGGCCATCGGGGTCCCTGACCGGGAGAGCTTGTACACCGAGGACGTGGAGATGGCGAAGCAGTGGTCGCCTGCCACCTCCAGGGCTAGGAACTTCTCGCTGGGATCGTCCGGCGGATACCGGTTCTCGGGGGGGAAGTTCTCGGGCTCCAGCTTCCCGGTGTGCGACCAGAATAACTCCTCGGTACGTTGGTCGGCCTGCTCCCAGTCCCCCTCCAGGGTCGAGGGCTCGGCAATGTCGGTGACTCCCACAAGCAGCCCGGTGTAATTAGTAATCAGCTTGGCCCGAGGCATGGCCCCAAATGTCTCGTCCAGGGCATCGTACTTGAGCTGCACGACCAGTCCAGCATCAGAGAAATACTTAGTATTACCTTCAAAGGTTCCCCGTTCAGCGAATACCGGCACATGCTCAAAGTTCTGGATGAGGATGGACGATGTTGGCTGGTATACTCCCTTCTCTAAATACGCATTAAGTAGGTGGAGGGGGTTGGTGAGAGTATATTTGTCCTGGTTGCTGCCAGAGGTCGCCCCATCCCCTTGGGACCTCCAAAACCTGTACCCATCGACGTGGGGGATGCCCCAAAAGAGAGTGCAAGTGGCGGTGTGGGCATCTCCTCGAAGTTGATTGATTTGTCCGGATGCTCCATCAACTTGATTAGGCAGCTTTTGCCGGACTACCTCAAAACCAAGGCTCGATCGGGCTCCCTCGGCGGCAAACTGAGTCCGGAAACGTATGTAGGATCGAAGATTATGCTTCCGGCTCACCAATTCCAGGGCACCTGTGTAGTTGCCTTTGGGCATACGGAAGTCGGCGGCTGGGGCAGCAGCCGTTCCAAAGACCTGGAAATCCATGGTGTCTTCGGAATCAAGAGTGTTGGCTTCCTTAATCACCCAGGTCATACCTGTCGCCGTTAGAGGAGGAGCCGTGGTCGTAAGTACAGTATCGAGACCGTTATCAGCAGAGACGATCTCCAACTGCCGTATCCAATTCGTACCATCTGTGGTACCACGTAAAGTAATAGTGTCCCCCGCTATCACCCCGGATAAGTCGGGGGTATCACCTGTTAAATCGATAGTGGTACTGCCATCTGTAGTCGCCGCCGCAATGCCACGGAGGCGTTCTGCCCGGGCATCCTCGTTGAAGGCACCCTCCAGGAGTCGTAAAGGAAAGATGCCCATAAACCGGTTCTCAAACCCCGTGCCATTCCGGTTGAAGGCATCCCAGTCGTTGATCCTCCAGTCGAAGAAGTAGGCTTTGTTGTAGGGCGGCTCCATCTCATCCCACTTCGAGAGGGGCGTAGAGCTGGTGGTCCCAGAGCACACGAAGTAGATGTACTTCCCGTTGGAGGTGATGTCGTACTCGGCTAGGGAGTCCAGGGTGTAGTCGGTCCACACCTTGAAGTCCTCTAGCATGACCACGTCGTCCGTTCCGTCCTGAGAGTCCCGGTAGGCGAAGTAGATGGCGGACCCAGTACTGAGTTGGTTATCGGCGATGTAGGCTATGCCCTTGAGGGTGTGCCGGGTGGCCCCCTTCTGGACGGAGACGTACTTGGCGTAGACGATGTTGCTGACACTGGTGATGGTCTGCCCGGCCTCGGGCTTAGGGACTCCGTGGATAGTGGAGTCAGCCATGCCGGGGAAGGGACGGATGGCTCCGATGAACCGTCCGTCCGTACCAGTAGCCTCCACGAGCTGAGGATGCTGAACCCCCGCCTGATTCTGCTTGAAGTCGGCCCCTGGGTACGTAGTCTTGTAGGTCCAGTAGGCGTTATTGTCGTCGCGTCTTTCCGGCATACTAGGCGTCCACTCCTCCAATAGACTTGTCTTGGGGGGTTGCTTCCTTTACGTTCATGTGCTCGATCTGCCGTCGGTCGAACCTCGTGTCGTAGACCTCCTCGTCTAGGGGATCACTGAAGAGGGGCCTGGCACCCGCCGCCGGGTCCAGTTGGCTAAGAGACCCAATGATCGAACCCCGTACCCAGGTGGGCGGGTTGGAGGTTGTCTTATGGTAGTACTTCACGCAGATGTATCTCGATGGATTACAAGAACTGCCTTTATACACGACCCATCCACATACAAATGCCACCGATCTCCCCATGCCTTTTGGAGTACATCAAGCATTTGATTTCCGACATTAGAAACAAATATTGGCTTAACACCCTTTTCCATTTGTTATGCTCCTGGACTAACCGTCCGTACTGCACTACTACACGAGCCACCCGTAGTAGTCCCCGCGTGTGTCATTATCTGACGTATCCCCCAGGGCGTGACCCCCGAACCGGGAGGACTTCTTACCAATCATCTGCCGGAGAGCCCGGATCTTCACCAGGTACCTCCCGACCAGCGTCTGCAACCTCTTGTTGTTCCCTTCGTTCCCCAGGACATCCATGGCCGCCTGCTGGCATACACAATGCTTGATGATGTTGCTAAAGGTGGGCAGCACCTCGTACACGACGGTCCCCGTCGGCAGAGGGTCCCACGCCGTCGTGACGGTGGCCGTCCGAGTGACGTTGTCGTAGGTGTCAATTATCCTCTCCTGTACAAACCCAGTAGTATCCGTCAGGATGCGTACTAAGTATCCGGCATAGGAGTTGGCTCGGGTGTCGAGGGTTCCATCGGTCACCGAGGAGGGGAACACAATAGAGGAGGCAGCCACGCTCGTGGCCGTAGCCTTGTGCATGAAGCTCTCCCCGTTGGGCACGTAGAGGATCTCCAGGACATCCGTACTCCTCCAGTCCGTTAGCAGTCGGAACTCATTGTACTCCAGAACGAAGCCGGACTGATGGGAGGACCAGTGGTTGTCCGCCCACACCTCGTAGATGGGAATGATGGGGGTCACCGTACTCATCTTCCGCACTGCCCACAGCTCTCCCATGTTGGGGGGCATGATGTAGGTCTGCTTCCCCGGTACCAGGGTAATGTCGAACCGGCAGACGATGTTGTGGTCGGAGTTGTTATGGAGTTCCGACATCACCACCGTCATAGCCGAGGTGATGTGCTCCACCATATCGGCGTCGGTATACTTGGGAAGCAGGGAGGGCTCGTCAGTCATTCGTCGTACGAGCGTAACGCAATCAGATAGAAAGCCACTACCAGACAGAGCAGAGGCACCCACAACTGCGGGTGCGATAAGAGTGTCAATAGCATCCCGGATCTCCTTGAGACTGTCGGTCCCCGTAGCAAACCCCGTCCCCTCGACGAGGGCCACCCGCTCCCCTATGAACTCCAGGCTGTCGGTGGCCGCCGAGTACGTCCCCGCATTGGCCGGAGTGGACGCCGTCTTGGACATCATGGCCCGGAGGTATCCCTCCAGGGTATCCGGCACCGAGGTTCCAAACCCAGTCGTCAGTTTGGACAGACCAGACAAGGTGGCTGTGTCGGCGGCGTACACCTCGACCAGGTCGTTATTCAGAGGGGTGAATCCCAGGTCGGCGTCCAGGGTGAAAGACGGATCGGAGTCGTCGTAGTCGGAGATGGCCCTGACGTTCATCCGGGCCGTAGTCTTGTCCGTCCCTCGCCACACGATGATGAGGGCGTCATTGTAGTCGTCGTCCGCCCCTCCCGAAGGGGGGTCTGCCGACTGCACGAACACCTTACCGGCAGTCGAGGAGGCCGTGGCCGTTCCCTTGAAGACCCTCATGCTATGGGCTTGAGACGCCGGGAAGGTATCCCCTGAGAGGCCCGTCGTGTCGTACTGAAGCTCCAGGTTGTTGGCCGCCGTACTGTCATCACTGATGGAGAATACGTCTACCTCCGGCTTGGCAGTCGTCGCGGAGGTCGTCACCGCCGTCCCTAGCCACGTGCCCACGTCCACTCGGTCGTTGGCGTCCAAGACATCCCCTACCACGTTGTCCACCAGGGTGATGTCCTCCACGGCGGGGGCAAACCCGGCTCCCGTTACTACTAGGAGTACTCCTTCTACCCCTGCAACAGTGGCAAAGGCCGCATCAGGCCAGTCCACTTTGTGTAGTCCAGGAGAGGAGGTGGAATTTACCTCAACTACAGTGTTAGCCGAGTAGGCCGTCGTGCTCCCTGCGGTGGCGTCTACCTTAGCAGCAGCGGCCTTGCCGTATTGGGTGTACTGCAAGTCTAACGAGGTAATAGTGACACCGGTCTCGGGGGCTCCACTGACGGAGTCCACGATCATAACGTAGCGGAAGACGCTAGTCGAGCCTTTCTTTATTTCAGCCATTACTGTTTATACGCTCTCTTATTGGGAGCCAGGAGTCCGCCTGACCCTCCACCTGAGGGGGAGAACGCCCCGATATTGGTGTTAGAGTCCGTGCCGTTGGTGTCAAATCCCGTGAGTCCCGTCCCGAAGGCGGACCCGCTATTGGGGATGGTATAGTCGTCCGTGGCCGGGTCCGTAAGGGAGGGGTCTGCCGTCTGCTCCCCCGTGTGGGTAAACTTTTTGGTGGTCGAAGCTCCAGCCACCTCATAGTCGGTGGTGTTGCTAAACAACACGTTGTTGTGGCCGATGTTGTACCCTTCCGTCCAGTCGTCGGATATGTCTACCCCCGTTGTCCAGTTAGTGATTATATTGTTGGCGATAGCCACAGTTCGCACAGTCCCACTGGGTACGTGGATGGCAGTATCAGCAGTAGTCTTTGCTCCATATAAGGTATTGAAGGCTACGAGGCTCGTACCCGAAGCACCAATCCAAACACCCTTGGTACTGGCCCCCACGTCGAATACCAGGTTCCCCACAAACGACCCCGAATTGCATCGAAAGGCTGCAATTCCTGTAACGTTCTTAAAAACACATCCGATAGCCTGAACTTCGGAACCACCATAGAACCCTACCCCCGTCAAGTTTCTAAAGATACATCGATCGCACACGAAGTAGTTAAGGTTGCCAGGTATCCCGTCTACCGAGTCGTGGAAGTCACAATTTCGGAAAGTATTACGATCTGTTCCAGTGGCCCCAACAAACAGATCTGCCGTTGCACCCTTCAGTTCCATGTTGATAAACATACGGAAGTCCTGGGCTGCCGAACTCGTGATGCAGGTGGTTCTTGTTGCCCCATCGATTACAAACCGGCCATTGTCACTGAGGGTAGTCGTATATCCTCGATAGGTAATCATAGAGGTGTCGGCACTCCCGGCTACGTCTATGGTGACCTCCTCCCCGTAGTCGGTGCCGCTCTTGATCCACACGTGGTCTCCGGCTGCTACTGGAATATCCTCGGCCCCGTTGATGGTCAGCTTGGGACCCGACGCCGAGGTGATGTCCGACCCCGACAGGTCACCCGCCGCGAAGTCCGAGGCATTACCCACCGTCGGTAGGGTAGAGGTCTCTACCAGGACGATAGTGTTGGCGGTACTGGATGCTACCTCATAGAGGCCCACAGTGACCCCAGCCCCCGCCGATATGTAGATCACATCCCCCGAGGAGAACGTGTACCCGTGGCTAGTCTCAGTCAGGGTGAAGGTAGACTCGGTCCAGTTAGCACCAGCTAGGCCAACCCCGATGTTGTCGAGGCCGTCGTTGGCGTCGTTCCCACCACTGGCAGCTACGAAGTATGTGGCCATGTTAGAGTGCCCGTGCTGGCAGTACCTCGCCCCGGCTCATCGGAGTGGAGAAGGCATAGGGGAGGATACACTTGTCCTTGAGCCTCTTCCGAGCCCAGTCCCACCGTTCCTGGTCGGCCAGAATGTCATCGTTCTGTTTCCTCATCCTATCCTTTTGTCGGGAGAGGATTAGTCGCTTCTTTGCCTGGAGGTTCACCGGGCCGTAAGCCTGGACGATCATCTCCACGAACGCAGGGGTCACGGACTCGCAGTTGGGGCCGAGGTCCTCGATCTCCTCAACGATACGCTTGCCCCGGTGCAGCCAGAAGGCCAGAATCCATTGACCCGTGATCGAGTGCCAGAAGGTCATAACGTCGGGTTCATTCAGGCGGCGTCGGAAATATCGGGCCGCCCCCGTATCCTTTACCAGGTGAACCCGGGGGTTTAACACTGTCAGTGACACTTCTTTTTTAACTCCTCACATCTCTTTCGTGCAGACAACCATATTTCCGCAAGGGAGGTGTAGTCTGCGTGTCCCTTCTCTTTCCGATTCTTCTCTAGTTTCTCAAGGGTCTCACAGAGAACAGGTTTTCCTACCTCGGCCAATATCTCACGAACAACAGCATGACTTAAACTATGGACTTGCCTTATCTCTTTTTCCGATTTCCTGAGTCGTCGCCTTGGCCATACTATTTTCAGACATAGCGTTAGTTTATCCCAAAGTTTCATAGTCTCTCCTCCGACCCCTCCAAAGAATGAGCCCGACCGACCGCCTTGCGACAAGCCGACCGGGCTCTGGAGGAGGAGTTTTACTTAGTTACTCGATGACTTCGACCCTACTTTCTACAGCCGAGATCAACTTACGTGCTGCTTCCTGCTTAACAAGGAGAATGGGCTCAAACATGCGGGCCACTCCAAGACACCCAGCTAAGGTTTGGACTTTCCAGACCCAACACGGTTTGAAGCCTCTCTTCTCGTTATCGCCCGACTTCATAATACTGCCGACTTTCAACACATCAAGGACATACTGAAGTAGGTCCTTGTTAGTGTTGAAAATGGCGGCATACTGTATCGAAGCCCCAGCGTGAAAGCAACCCTCTCCGTCAAACAAGCCAGCAATATATCCCAAGTCAAAGTCATTAAGCAATGGAACCTCGTAAGGTTTTGCTCCGTGACCAGTCGTTGGTTTACACATTGTTAGCATAGTTTAACCCTTAGCCAAGAACTTCGGTTATCGTTCCGAGCTTCATAAAATTCGGTTGTACTGGCATCACGTTCCACTGCCGGACGAATGGTGCCTCCAGGAAGTCCGTGGTCGCACCCGACCCACCGTGGGCATGTTTGAAAATGCCTTGGTAGCCGCCGGACCCACCGATGGGGGCAATAAACTCAACCTCGGTACCGAACCGCGAGTCAACCTTGGCACCCGGGATGGACGGGGGAACGTAACGGGTGAGCCCGCCGTTCTTGAACTTCCCAGCGTACAGGGTCCCGCTGTTGCAGTACGTGGAGGTGTAAATCTCGCACGGCCTGGAGGCAAACCGATACCGGAAGGAGTCCCACCCGGCGTCAACCTCAAGAACCCTACCGTTCCGGTCGTATCGGTACCTACCCGGCTGGTCAGCAACCGCCGAGCTGTAGGTGTCCAGGTTGTCAATGAATCCGATGAGTACACCCATCGTGGTGATGGCCGCATCCAGTTTCTTACCTGGGAACGCCTCGTAGAACCGAGCAAAGTGTCGATTCAAGGTGCTCTCCGTGAGAGCCGCATTGATGGCCGCTGGCACATAGGAGGCGAACTGCGAGTTGTCGGAAATGGTAATCCCAAAGAAGGCTGTAACCGTAGTACCGTCAGCAATCCACGACTCCAGGGAGTTCGGGGCCACCTTCACCGAGTCCTTAATCACGATGATGTCGCTGTCGCCACCACTACCGGCGTAGGTGATGCCCCCACCCAGGGTTGTGGCCACTTGGAAGTCCGAGCCATCTACACGCCTCAAGGTAATCTTGTCGTCCAGAGGTGCTACGTTGTCAATGGCAACGAAGAAGTTGGTATTCCTCTTGGTCGTCCCCGTCGAGTCGAAGAGGTCTACGAGCATCCCGCCTCGGAACCGGTGGACTCGGCCACTGGCATTTAGGCCGGACAGGTCAACCTCGATGGCTGCTGTGTCCCCACTCTTGTTGGCACAGTTGGCACTCGTGTCCCCAAGGCCACCCAGGGCGAAGTTGGTCGTATCCGTGCTGTAGAAAACCGACGCCTCTTGCTGGGCCAGAAGGTCACCCACACCCTTGAGGTTTTGGGCGACTACGGACCCGATGCTGGCGTTCAAGCGGTCAGCACGGAGGATCTGGTGCGGCAGGTAGAAGTTGCCCCGGTGCTCCACAAGCTGGATGGTCGTCTGGATGAAGGCCGGAGCCGACACCTCGTCCACCGCCTGGAAGGACTGGGGCGTATCGTACATGGTGAAGTTGTTGGTGCCCGACACGACGTTGCCGCCGACCGGGGACGTAAACTTCGCCCCACCAGCAAGGCCCGCAACCCAGGTTTTCAGGACATTCCAGCCCCGACCAATACCCCGATTCCTAACCACATTGGTCGAGGAACGGGCTATCATGGGGTATATTGGATCGAGAGCCCACAAGGATTCAAAAATTGTGGGAACTATTTTTTGTTCAAGTGTGAGTTGAACACTGTCAGAGATACTTGCCACAGTTAGCTAACCTTTTTGTTTTCTCCTACAACTTTAGCAAGTCTCAGTTGCCCGGATAGTTCCTCACGCCTCTGAAGATTAGCCTCCTCTATCTTGCGTCTCCCAGGCGATCTCATCAACCCTCCAAACTCAATAGCAAGATCGGCCTGTTCTCGTTTCGCCACCAATTCATTCCGAATCCGTGATAGAAACTCACATGCTTCTTGGCCACAAACTTCCCACAGCCAGACTTGTGTGTGGTTGGGATTCTTAGGCTTCCCCCGACGCCGCATCCTCCCACCCCATAGTTCTTGGAGTTGGCAGATCATGCGAATGTCAGTGTTTGCCACTAGTACCCGTAGTGACCATATCTTGCCAGAGCCGTACTGTATCTTACATCGTTCCTGGCCATAGGCTGAAATACAACCTTCGCCATCAACGATGCCAGCAGTCCAACCTACTTGTGACGGTGTTGGACTAGCCATCACTGGCCTTGATTGGCTTGGAACTCATTATACCGAAGAGTCTCGGCAATGTGTTCCTCCCAATTCGACTCAGTAGACGGTACATGATCCGGCTGCTTCGTCGGGTAGATGTCTGCACCTTGGCCACCCGGTGCGGGTCCCAATCCCATCTGGGGTATGGAACGAGTCGGAGTACCAATAGCCTCAAGAGTCTCCCTCACTTCGGGTATGACCTCTCGCAGGATTTGGGCTCCGTCACCGAACTCGCCGTTAGAAGCATCAAGTCGCCCTCTGATCTTTTCATCGATCATGTTACGAACGGCCTGTTGGCCCTTGCCATCCAGGCTCTTCATATAATAGACCATTACTGGGTCATTGTCAAGTGAATTCTGAATTATTTTACTGACCCGACCTTGCTCCACATCAAGGATAGCCGTTTGCAGGCCCCTATCGAGGTCTCCGTACCCCGTCCTCCGGGCTGCCAACTCCGACTTCATTTTTGACAGCTCAGTTTCAAAGAGTTCAAACCTCCGGGCCGTATTCATCTCGCCTCCCTGTGGAGTCCGGGTAACCCCATCGGTATCGTATTCTCCGGGAGAGGCTGTGCCCTCGCCGTCCATCTGCTCGTACACGATGCGGGCAGCCTCCTCGACTTCATCACCGTTGAGGCCCATGGCGGCACCGGCACGGCGGAAGGCAGTTATGTCTCCGGTATCGGCCAGGAGCCTCAAGTCCTCCCGCAGGGCCTTGTCTGCCGCGTTCTCCTTGGACAGATCAGCGGCCTCCTGGAACCGGCTGTCGGCGGATACCCCCTTCTGGGCTAGCTTCACCAACTCGTCCTGGCTCACCATCCTCTTCTGGCCATCTACCACTATCTCTACCGGCTGGGCCGTGTAGGGGTTGGGGGCCGTCATCTGCCCAGGTGGTACATTTGAAGCCGGGATATTCTGTACCGGCGTGTGGTCCGCCGCGTCTTGGGGCATTGGAAAAGCGTGGGCCGTTCCATCGGGCTGCCCCCCCCCCTGTAATCTGGTCAGGCATTCTCTATCTCCTTTGTTAAACGAAGTCTGGCATCCCGTCAGCGGTCGTTCCCATCACATAATATATTACCACCGGCCCACAGTTTAGTATGGGAGGTTCCCACTTCCATGTAATCCAATCCCTCAGAGGCCGAGGGTGTAATGCCGCCTGGAGCCATAGCCTCTTACTCCTCAGCGTGATGTCAAAGCATATGCCCATATGGCGGCAATGTCTCGTTCGTACTCTCAGACTCATGTTCTCTCTCCCCTTTACCGTGGTGCCACGCCCGGTGCGATTCCCTCGGGAATTCCAGCTCCCGGTATTGCACCCCTCTTCATGGCTCCCATTGCCTCGGCAGCGATGTCCTCCGGCGGTGCCAGGCCCGCAGGGAAGTTCTGCCCCGACAGGATTTCGAGGTCAATTTTCCATTCCTCGAATCGGGTGCGGACGGCCTCACTGGCCAGGGCGAATTCGATTTTGTTCATAAACTGCTGGACGGCCATCAACTGGATCTGTGGGTTCTGGGTATGCTCACCTACCACCAAAGGTCCAGGCTCTTTGCCATCCCGGAACATGACGATGATCTGCCACGTCACCTTCCGCCAGGTCTCCCAGATCTCCTTGTTGGCTCCCGGGAAGTCAAGGTTCTCCTCTAGGGCAGCGATCCAGAACCGAGTGGGGTCCACCAACTGCATCCCATAGAGTTCCTTCAGCTCTTCCTTTCGTACATTACGATCCCTCGGCGTCCGGTCTTTAATGTTGACCTCCACTTCCCAAGGGTTAGGGATAGGGTTGTTAGAGAGTTCCATGAGACCGGTTGTAGGATCGATAACGACGCCTGCAATGGCATCATCGATCGTCGCCAGTTCAATAGTGTCCCCTGGTCCCAGTCGGTCCTTTGCCACTTGAAGCATCCGGGCATATGCTCCAGATAGGGCGTCAGCCATACCATGAGTCGGTAAACCCAGGGCGATGTTACCTGTATTGAACAGGAAGCCCAAGCCTGCCGCTGAATCGATTCGTCCACTTGTTTCTCCTTGATAGTAGGGGCCTTGGTTGGCCAGCCTCTGCATCTGTTCCAGGGCGATTTCGGCGATCTTGGCGGGCATGGTTCCCGTGTTGTGAGGACCCAGGGTGAAGGGCTGCCCCCCGGGATTCAGGGGGTCGGGGTCAAACTTCTCTATCTTTGGGCGTATGCCGGTCCGCCACCTCTTGAGGTCGATGCCGGATGCTCCGGGGATGAACAGGGTACCAAAG